TATAAAAAGCTGAACGTGAAACATTAAAAGCCATTAATATCAATGTGTTACAATATCTTTAGTCTAAAAAATAGACCACATAATGCTACAAAACACAACATATCCAGTCACTATGAATCAACTACTTAGATAGTATTAGTGACCTGTAACAGAGCATTAGCGCAAGGTGATTTTTTGTCTTCTTGCGCTAATTTTTTGCCCCATATATGCCCCATCACATCACCGGACAATCATCAAACTCACCAGAACGCGCATCGTTGATGATGTAGGTGATTACCCCGAACACCGGAGGAGATGTGTCTGATGCTTCATTCTTATCCGGCAACCTCTCTCGCTTGCCATTCTCCAGATTCTCCAGATGAGGCTGAGGGTGCGTCCGGTAGCGCTTAATCCTGAACTCACCTTCGTCAGTGCAAACAAGCAGTGATCCGTCACACGGTGTTAGCGATGCGTCGACAACGAGAAGCGCACCACTCAGGATACCTTCACGGTAGTGCGTCGCACTGGCTCGCATGAAGTACGTAGCCGCTGGCCTGGTTATGATGCGCTGGTCTAGTGATATGCGTTGCTCTACATAGTCTTGCGCTGGCGATGGGAATCCCATGATGCACCTTCGATAGTTACTGTATATGCATGCAGTATTATTGATCGGTGGCGTCGATCAAGTCCCTCTTCGTCTGATTTTTGTGATCTGCTTTGATGTGGTTGATATGACTGGTTATGTCTGGATGACGACCTTTATAAAAAAGGCTATCATCCGTTATCTTAATTTCGCCATTTCTGGCGCTTTTGAATGATGGTTACAAAATGACCTATAAAAAATTCAGGCTCGATATAAATGGTTTGAGAGCCTTTGCAGTGATTAGCGTTGTCCTCTATCACTTTGGCGTTCCTTACGTATCAGGAGGATTTGTTGGCGTAGATGTATTCTTTGTGATTTCTGGTTTTCTTATGACAGGAATCGTGCTTGAGCGTGTAGATCACAAAGGAGTGCTTGATTTCTATATAGCCAGATTCCTGAGGATAGTTCCTGCCTTGTTGGTAGTAGTCATCACCCTGATGGCTTTCGGAATGTTTGCTTTAAGTACAAATGAATATGAGGGACTCAGCAGAAATGCTATAGCTTCATTGCTTTTTTATTCAAATAATTATTATGCTATTCATTCTAGCTACTTTGACCCTTCCTCAGAATTAAATTTTCTGCTTCACACGTGGTCGCTATCAGCAGAGTGGCAATTCTACATTCTGTACCCTTTACTGGTTATTCTAATTAAAAAATTACGACTTCCTGTAGGGTTGGCATTATCAGCGATTTTTACCATATCGCTCACCATTACCCTCATGCGCGTAACGGGAACGCGGGAGGATATCTTCTACTTGCTCCCTACAAGGGCCTGGGAGATGCTAGCTGGAGGCCTTGTTTACATGGCATCTGTGCGCTACAAAATGCCAGAGTGGATAAAGCATTGTGATGGCTACGGTATAGCGCTCATCGTTGTCGCTGCTACCATCTTACACAGCAACGGGTACTGGCCAAGCTATTCTACTTTTGCTCCTGTTCTGGGGGCTTCTATGGTTATTCTGGCTAATGACCAGAATTCGATATTCACATCAAACAGAGTGGCCCAATGGGCTGGCAAGATATCTTATTCAGTTTATTTATGGCACTGGCCGGTAGTTGTTGCAATGAGGTATTACCAGATCGACTTCAGCGCCATCAATATTTTTATCGGTGTTGTCTCATCATTCGCCCTTGGAGAACTTTCCTACCGAATTATTGAAAGCACGCTGAGAAAGAGAGCCAGGTTAATATTTAATATTTCTCTTTTTGCTGTCGCCCTGTCGGCCTGCATGTTTGTTATGTTAACAAGAGGCATAAGCTTTAGATTTTCAGATGCTCTGAAGCAGGTTGTTGAGTATCGCATGGATAACTCTTCATGGAGGCCAGATACATGCTTCCTGAATCCAGAACAGGATTACACGGCGTTCTCAAAATGCCAGGACAAAATGACTTCAAAATCATTTGTTGTATGGGGTGACTCTCATGCTGCACATCTCATGCCTGGGTTAAGGTCGGTTTTTGGTAATGACCTAAATATTACTCAGAGAAGCGCGAGTCTTTGCCCGCCTATCATTGGCCTCCAGATAGATGGAAGACCTCACTGCAAGGCTATCAATGATATGGTGGCAAGAGAGATTTCAGATAACAAACCAAACACAGTATTGATGTCTGCATTGTGGTCTGTATACCCTATGCGTGATTATCTTCCAGGAACGATAAAATTCCTGAAGGATAGCGGCGTCAAAAACATCATCCTTGTAGGTCCTTTCCCTGTCTGGAAAAAAACTTTGATTGATACTATAGAAGAGACCGGAGTTAATGCCGGGAGGACAGTTCCATGGGGTATGACTGATGAAACCAGAAACCTGAGGGATAATGATGCATACCTTAGAGAGCTGGCGAAAGATAACTCGCTTACTTATATTTCACCACTTGATACGATGTGTACGGAGAGTTATTGCAAGGCAATAATAGGGCATAAGAACGCTTACCCTGTGCAGTTTGACTTTGCGCATCTTACGCCAGAAGGCTCAAGGTGGTTTATTGAGGAAGTTGAAAAGCAGGTATCAAAATAAATAAGAGGGGCAAATGCCCCTCTTTGTTTTACAAAGCTATATTTTGCTTGAGAGGAACACACCGGTTCATCAAAATCACACTCTGGACAAATCCAAAACATTAATCCATAGCGCACCCCCTGATGCATCTTTGTTCCGCATATAGGGCAGAATCTTATTACCGTTGATTCTGCTGATGACTGCGTTTCATTATCTGGTGATACGTTATTATCAGACATAATTTACCCCACTCAATTATTTGTATCTAGCAATGATAGACGCCCTGTCATTTGCATACTGTATTTTTCTCTTATTGATTTGTTCCAAAACTGCATCCTTTTTATCTGACTCATTCACGCCATCACTAACCGCCGCAGCAAGCCATGCTCTGTTGAGCTTTTCAATATCGTCCTGATAAGTGCTGCTGAGCGTAGCAAGCTCTGCTTTTAGCAATTCAGAATTATGTCTCACAGGAATATCAATCCATGCAGGAGTTCCATTATCGTCACCGCCTCTCATCTTTCCTGGAGGCGGCTCAGAAGTAAATTCATTATATACTTCTGCGCTAACCATAACAGCATCAGGAGGCCATGTTCCAGCAAGGTCATAACGGGGTTTTAGTTCATACAAATAAAATGTATTCTTTGATTTGCTGAAGTAAATATCATTATTTTTCATTTCAGAATCCCACCGCAAGCCATCTAATTGAACGTTCGTTAAAGAACACACTACCGCCAGAACTTAAAATTCCAACTGTCATGTTTGTATCTGTCGGCACAATTGACAATTCGAAAGGTGTCTGGTTGTACACCCCATCCTCAAAAATCGCGAACGCAGATATACACCCGTTGGGGAACGCCTGAGGGAAGTTAACCACCAAAAAATTACCAGTACCTGAAGGGGCGATCACCTTACCTCCCTGCATAATCATTATACCAGGACCATGAGATACAAAACTTGTTGTTGTTCCTGAAAATGTAAGTCCGAGATTATTTTGAAAAGCACCTTTGTCTTCGATGTCGGAACCATTCTGTGCCTTTTGCATGGCTCCATTAGCTTTACTGATAATATTTGAGAAACTAATCCACCCTGTAGCTACAGCGTTCGGGTTGTTGAGATTGTCGTCAATGGTGCTAATGAAAAGGGTTGAACCATCATCGCTAGCAATAATTGATTGTTTAGGGTAACCACCAACCGCAGTAGCAAATGTTGAGTCATATTTGTTGAATGCCCCGGCGCTTGCCCATCTTGATAAACTGGAAAGCTCATACAAAATCTGGTTCATGTCCTGACCTTTAGGAGGAAGCCCTCCTGCTGATTTCAGGGTCATTGTGATAGGAGGGAATCCAAGATTATATGATGCAGTATTGTCTCCAGCCGGAGTGGTATTTGGAAGGCTTTCTCTCAGACCATTTACACCAAATGGAACTGGATGTTTTTTAGGTGCGTCTGCTAATTTCATTGTTGATCTCTGTAGAATGTACCGTCGTTGAAAGGGTATGCATCTGTAGCAAAGCCAAAATAAGGACTAATGATTTTGCGTATGTTTACCAGAATACCACTTGGAACTGGCATCACATCATAATTCGTGAGAATTGATTCTTCGTATGGTGCAAGCTCAAACTCAAACGTTATTCCTATTGTCATATCTCGATAATTTACACAGTATGCTCTCCCTCTTTGATAAAATAAAATATTTAGAAACCTGTTTATTTCGGGAATTGTGGCAATGCTTATATTTGTGAATGCTTTGCAAAATATGAGTGTTCTGTAAGCGTCATCACTCAACCTGACATTCTTTGTCTCCTGTACACCGCCAAAGAATGGTGTATCGTTGAAAGGAGTTGGGTAAACTGGATCTTTGCCATCTGCTTCACTGAATCCGAAACAACTGTTTTCTATTGGAGTATTAATATAACGACTTATTCCAACTATTTTCCCCCACATGTCCAACCCGAATGTTTCGCAGGTAGTTAAATCCCATACCTTTTTAATGAATTCCTCAGTGAAATCATCAAGGCTCACTGCCTGGTTAAATGTGTCTATGATGGACAATAATTTTTTACTTGCTGAGTATTGGGTAAGTATTGTGTCTTCCCACATGCCTCACCCCTCACGATAGAGTTACGGTAATATCTGATTCCTGAATTGTCGGAACCTGGTCGATACCCATTGTTATTGCTGCCCCATAGGCTGATCCATCAATGGAGACTTCAAGCGATAAAATCCCAACGGTGTCAGGTGATATTGAAATAACCGGAGCATAATACTTACCGGCGTTAATGGTAGAGCCTATCCTTGCCTTCCCGATCCCCTCATAACCACCATTGAAAACTGATACGATCATGCTTTTCACTTGTGATGTGATATCACTAGGTGGATTAAGAGAGCTATCCAGCTCAACGCTAAAATAAACCCTCGTCGGAGTTGCTTTTTGCCACTGCATTACATAGGAAGGGTATGGAGGTAGATAGTTAACATTGTCGTAAACCGTGTACGAGGTATCTCCGTTCAGATTTGCTCCAGGGTTGTACGTCTGGAAAATTGACTCCGCTACATCCTCATCAGTTCCACCATACACACAGATGTAAATAGAGTGCGCCACCACAGGGAAGTTAGTAGCTCCCTGATTTACTGTGGCTGCAGTTCTGTTTGACCATACATAGGCATCCAGCACACCATTCGTAGCCAGCAAGGCAGATAGTGTCGATGCGTCCTGATTGCGGCTATTTCTCGCGACCGACTGCTTGCGACGTGTTTCAAATGCAATACGTGATTCAACATCAACGCCAACAACGCCTGGGCTCGCGTTTGTGATCGCATCCCATCCAGATACTGCACGGTAAATCTGATTTAATGCACCTGCTGCACAGGGTATTGGTCCTGTTGTGTTATTTACAAACTGAACATCAATGCTTCCTGATGCTGGTATTGTTGCGATGTCGATAGACCGGTAAATATATCCATTGGTATCAATGGCTGTGCTTCCCGCGGGGATTGTCGTTCCGACCTGACCAATGCATGTTGCCGTAACAACTGTCCCCTGAGCAGCGATCCGTTCCATAAAGTAAATCCGGCCAATCCCGTCCTGGAATCTGCCAGTTGAAAAGTCAGGATTAATTTGATTAAACAAACAAAGAAGCTTGTCGTATTCCTGAGCGATAATTTCAGTATCAGACTGTGCGATCTGCCCTTGCGGTGAACTCAGTGATTGACTTGCACCACCACCAAGAGCCGTTGACATGTCTGTAAGTCTTCCCGCCAGCACATCCGCTATGTCGGGAACTGAAAGACCGTTTTCAGTGATGGTTACATCAGGAACAGCCGTATTTAATATCGTCATAAGGTGGCCTGTGCAATATTACCATTGATATCTGTAACGCGGATTGTGCCGCGAGTTGTGCGTGTATTCTTGTCAAAGAAAACTGATGCCAGAGCATCCTCAACGACGGGTAATTTGAGTGCTTCAGCCTGCATTTTCTGAGCAATAAAGCCAGGAGATGGTCGCCTGCCAAGAACTTCTGCCTTCCATGGGATCCCAAGTGTATTGTCGTAATAACACTCTCCTGAAAACACTAGGCATGCACTGGCGACATCCTGAGCAACAGAATATGATTCTTCTGCGATCGCCAGATTGCCATTTCCGTCAAGCGTCAAGTCCCACGTAGAAGTGTCCAGTTGCATAGTTCTGTATGTCATGTCGGTTTATCCGTTGCATTGGAATTTATTGTTGCCCCACCACTTTGTACACCTGAAACAGAATGTTTGTGATTGTTATAGTTGTCCCTTAAATTTTTAACAGTAGATGACTGTGAACTTGCGTTATCCTGAATATCACCGCTAACTTTAAGTAAAGGAGTATTCATGTTGACTCCATCAGGAGCATCAATATTTAACGATGAACATTTTATATTTAGTGGGTTAGGCGTGGTTATGTTTATTGCACCATCAGCAAATTCAATGAATTGAGTAGGTGCAATATTTAATACCCCACCAAGATAAATTGCATCAGATTTACTGTGTCGCCTTTTGCTTCCAGGTACTGATTCTTTACGATTTTTTCTTACCAGTGATGTGTCTTTGTCGCATATCGCAATCAGACCAATATCACCCGCCACAGGGTCCATAATTACAGCGCTGTTTCCTCTCTGCAACCGCCATACGGGAAGATCATATAAAACCGAGTTAGAAATCATTTTTCCTGTACGGTCTGTTCTGGTTAGTAAAGGAAGAGCGTCAACAACTAAATCCGGTGCTTCCCCCCTGACTTCCTGAACTCTCGCTAACTCAATGAAGAAATATCCAGACATCAGCATCTCAAAAATATATTCCTGAGATTGAGCCTCACTTACCTGAGCAGGCGTTGGAGTAAATAGTTGCTTATCCATTATTCTGTTGCGCCTCTGCTCTTTGTTCTGCTGTTCTGGCAGCAATACATATTGAGTGCCACGAACCATTTGGCATCCATGATGACAATTCATGCCGAACGGAGGTTAACTTATACCTTCCGCTTGCATGTGGTAGTTCTGTTTTGATATCCACATATCTTCCAATGCAAAGGAGAGATGAATATTGCGTCTGAAACATCAGTCCCCCATTTGAAAATACAGGATATCCAACAAGTCCGTATTCTCTGGATATAAACGGAATTACATCGTCTCTGTTTTTTTCTGAAGGCCAGAACTCTACTTTTGTCGGTGGCGTAGCTGACATCGCCAGTCCATAATCTGAACAGACCCTATAAAGTTGCTCAAAAACACTTCCTTCAAAATGCGGACTTCCTGATGTTGTCATCCCTTTTACATTATTAAACACAGCTTCATAACCTGCACTTGCACAAATGGATGAGATGACATCTTCAACACTTTGCGCCCCCTGTGCTGTAAACGGGCTTGCTGGCATGTTCTGCAAATCAACATTAGAAGAGGCTGTTATCATCAGACTGCTTTCAGGAGCAGAATTCATGTTTGCTATTGATGAAAGCATCGTGCCAGAGAAAACAAGAGAATCATCAGCAAATACTTCAACATTTAACTTCTGCCCTTCTCCAACAATACCATCAGCCTTCCCTGATATATCAGCAAGCCTTTCAATTCCTAACCCGTAAAGAGATATATCAGCCTGAGCACCTCCACGACCTGTAACAAAGTTCAGTGATACTGTTGACTTAACATTTCTTATGGAGATTTTATTGTTTCCATTTTTATCAAATGCTGATGATTCATTCGTGAAGTCAAACCGAAGACTGTGATTTTTATACAAGCTCGTTTTCCTCGATGTAATACAGCAAGTAACGGCTACCCAAGCCTTCCCATTGCGGGTCCGATTCCCCATCATTATCAATGAAAATAAGGTCTCCCTTAAATCCAAGGTAGGAATATCTTACCATCTTATTCCCATACAGACATGGAACGCCCTGCATAATTGGGACTTCATTAACAGTTAAATCCATGTACATAAAACTCTGTCGCTGAACAAGTTTTATATTACATTGCTGGCCAGCCAGACTTACCGAAATGGACTGAGATTTGCTGGGAAGAACAGATACTGTAATCATGTACTCGCCTTAACTATATTTTTTGCAATATCTGCCGCTTTTTTTGTTGCGCTGTTTGTGACTTCGAGTATTGGTTTGGACACCGTATCAAGAGCACTCTGAAATTCAGTCTTGATTGTGCCGGAGATTTTTCCAGTGATTCCGCCAACAGATGACTTCAGTGATGACCATGATTTACTTAGCTCATCGACAGTAGATTCCCTGGCTCCTCCGTTGGTTATTTGCGGATCAACTCCTACATCTCCCTGTGACTTATTGTTATCCGTTGGCTTCTGTTCTGACTGAGATCCAGAGAGGATAACCTCCATTTGCTGAATGACCTCCTGAAAATCAAGATAAACCGTCAGAAGAGTCACCCCCTTTTGAGAGTTAACTTCGTAATAGTGGTCAACAAGGTCGAAACTCTCCAGAGTTTCCTTTGGAGTTTCAATATCGTATGTTTTTGCAGAGGACAGCATCGTTTTGATTGTGTTCAGCGTGCTGTTCTGGCTTGTGAATGTTAGATCGAAAATATTCGGGATATTGCCGGAAAAACCAGTAAGACCATTTACGATGATTGCACATCTTACTCTGGCGGGTTCTTTAACTTTGTTGATGGACTGGTATTTCCCTTTCTCCACCGGGGCGTTTGTTATTTGCGCCCTGCCACTTGGCTGCACGGATGCCATACCGCAGAACTCAAGAGCAACCTCGCCAGTTTCCCTGTCACGAATCACATACTGAGGATGCAGAACGCTGTCGATAATCGAAAGCGGAGAGCCACCACCGATAGCATTAAATATGTCTGCTGTGTTTAAATCGATTATGCCCATCTACTCTCCATTAAACAAAAAACCAGCCGAAGCTGGGTTGGTTTTTATAAAAAGATTTAATTAGGCTGCGGTAGAAACATTAACTAGATTTCTCAATACTTCAACTCCTTTTGAGTTGTAGCGAAATGCTTCCACCTGGAAGCGACACAGTATCATCTGGTATCCTGCTCAAAACTAACCGCTGCGTGTTTTTTCTTCATTTAATGGGTAGAATCATAAAAACAGCACAAGGATTATAATATGAAAAAATCATATATTCGTTATGCCATTCCTATTATCTCCTCTTGGCTATTCTTAGCTTCGGCGTATGGAGAAGAAGGGCTTATTCCACCAGATCATGTCACCAAGGAAGCTGAGATTGCTTGCATTGGGTTGGCTCAAAAATACGCTTCTGAATCAAGAAGATTTAACCCTGATGACATGAAAAAATTCGTCATGGAACAAGCGAATGATTGTCGAGTTTTTTTGTCATACTCAATCTTCAAGCCCAATACTGCAAGCATAATTTTAGATAAGATTGAATCTGACTATGGTCGTTTTACTCCAGATGTATCCGAGGAAGAGGCCAAGTTCAGAGACTATTTTCACAAGAACATCATGTCAGGTGCACAAAAAGCAGCTAAAGATAAGGCTTTTAGAGATGAAATGGTAACACTTGGAGGTTTTGCCATTGCTTCGCCATCCCATCGCAACTTTTAACTATCTAACACCACTTGAAAATGCCTGGTTTACTGATGATCTGCGATTCAACTCCTTAAATCCTTCGGTTAGTTTTGAGGATTGATCCGTTTTGGCAATTACCTTTACCTCTCCTATGTGCTGGCTGTTGTAATTGTTAACAACGCTCTGGGCATAGGATTGGTTTGCAGATCCATTAGCCAATCTTTGCTGGGTTTGGTAGTACGCGGCATTGCTATTTTTCGTTGGGTTACCATAATCAAGACCCCGCTTCCAATTTGAATAACCTTCATGTCGTGCCATGTAGGAGCTTAATTTAGCCATAACAGACGGGTCTGAAAGGTCGAGTTTTTCATTTGCATCAACCCCCATTGCCTTAGAAACTTGCTTTATGTATGAGGCGGTATCGTTTTCTGAAGGTGGAGCCCATTTCGTAATAATACCGTTTATAGTGTTAAGTTTATCTCTTGTGTAATACAGAGATAATTGCCTTCTTGCTGCTTCCCATCCTGACTCATCATCAGTGTACTTCGCAAACCCTCCAGAATCCCTACCTGCATTACCTTTAGTTCTAAGATTTAATGGGTTGAAGTTTCTATCCGCTCTTGTTTTCCCTGATGGATTTGTTGGTACATCCTGATTTGGATCTTCATATTCAATATTGAATAATCTTTCGAACCAGTGCTGCTGAAAAAACCAAGGCCTTTGTGCATCAGGAACATCTTTATACTGGTCTTGTACCATCTGCCCCAAAACACCAATCGTACCGATTAAGCCCAGCTTGCTTCCTAACCCCTTGCCGCTAAGAAGAGCCATAGCAGCAAGAATGCCCAATGCGTTTCCAGCGCCACCAACGGCTTTAACAAAACCATCAATACCTGTACTCAGGTTCCTGAAGAACCCAACAATGTCACCCTTGTTGTTTTTCAGCCACTCTAAAAACTCCTGTTCTGCTTTAAGCACTTCAGGGCCAAATGTAGCCATTAATTCTTGTTTAACCTGAGCAAATTGTGAGTCAAGGGCTTTAGTCGTAGCAAGAATGTTGCGCTGTGCTTCTTCCTGCTCTTTGGTCATCTGCCATCGTTTTTCTTCCTCAGATACCATCTGCACAGCTTTTCCGCTTTTAATATCCCCGGCAAGATTAGGGTCATAACCAAAAGCAGAAAGCACTTGCATTAACTGTTTCTCGTTATGGTTCTTCCCATATTTCTGAAATTCCGCCAGAGCATCTCCTGATTTACCTCCAAGCTTACTAATATCAATGCCTGTTCTCGCTCCAGTTGTTAGTAAATTCTGAGCCTCCGGTGTAAGTCCGCCGAAAATTGTTGGGTCTTCTATATTGGCAAGCGCCATCCTGGCGCTCATCTGTGACCCAAGGAACGCGCCGCCGTTCTGACCAATTCGGGAGAATCCATACTGAGTACCAAGAACGTTACTGGCGCTTGTTCCAAGCATTCTCCCCATATTACTGGCTCTTACAATTGACTCCGAAGTACTTTCAAATGCACGATGAATGCCAATGGCTACGGCAGTCAACACACCGCCAACAGCCACAAAGCGTGTCGAAAGCCCCAAAAAACCATTAAATGAAGCAGTCAACCCTTTCATTGCAACAGCAGCTTTGTCGGTCTCCTTAGCCGTTTTGGACATCGAGGAGGTTGTTGACCTTTCTATCGCAGATGAAGATCTCTCTATTTCGTTTTTAAGGTCTTGTGCTTCCTGCTTTACTTTCCGTTTTCCATTCAGGAATTCATCGGCCTTAATTGTGACCTTGTAGGCCAACTCATTGATAATCATCGCTGCTCCTGATGTTTATTCCAGACCCGCTTGTTAAATGATTCCACCGAGATAATTTCCAGAAGGTTATACATATCACGAACAGATAACCTTTCCTGCAAATCGGTATAAGTGGCTTTTCCTGAACAGATAATGGCGTTCATTGATGGTGTGACGTTTACGGGGCTAACGAGTTTTGCCGGAAGAGTCTCCTCTTCCATGAACGGGTACTTCACTCTCCGGCGATCGTTAAAAAATCAAAATTGACTTTAAATACCTTATCCATTACCTGACGAATGGTTGATACCTCTTCAAAGTCGACAGGCTTCACGGTTCGCACCTGTCTGCTGCCTTCGTGTGTAATCACAATTTGCACAGTTGACATCAGGCGATCACGAAGTTTTCTGGCAACTTCCGGCGATGCAGCAGAAATAACATTCAGACCAAGGGTGGCAAGGCCAGCGCACCCCATGGCAATCACATCAGCAGGAATACCAGAGAATCCCGATTCCCCCATGGAGCGGAATAAATCCTGTGCCAGTTCGTCGGCATCCCATGCCGACATCTCTGTGATAATGAACTCTTTCCCATTGTCGCGATTATCGTCTTCCACGATAAAGGGGATTTCTTTACGTGCCATCAGATAGTGCTCCGTGTTACAGACTCAAAGTGAAATACTGCCGGGCGTGGTTGCAGTACGCGGCGACCCGGAGGGGTTGGAGTCCATGTATAAAGAACCCCGTTCACAAAATTCCACTTCGCGCCGAGAGCTGGAACTGTAAGCACCGCATTACACTGAAACGCTGAAATTGCAGTTCTCTCCGCTGCATACCAGTCATCTATCAGCGAGCCAGCATTGGATGTGGGCATCAGGTTGATGGTGAACTCTGTCGGGTTAAAGATAAAACCAGCATGGTATTTACCGTCCGCTGACATCATGTCTTCTTTGTTCTGTAACGCACCAGTTTCAAACATGTTATCAGCTGCGTAGTCGTCAACATCAAAACCGCCAGGGTAGTAAGCGGGTACGACGATTCGCAGCTTACTGTTTGCCGAGGTAATATCGATAGGCATGATTTATTCCCTTATAAAATCGCGGTTGAGGACATCGTGATGGACTGAATAAGTTGCCCATCGACATAATAAAAAATGACACCTTTCAGATCTCGCTCAATGCGTGCAGAGCCTGACTGTGTCGGGATGTACAGGAACCAGCCCTGTGAATACAGCGTCGATGAGATATCTTTTCCAACTGTGTTATTCACAATTCTGGTTTGCGCATTATCAAGTTTCACGCCACGCTGAATAGCCCCGAAATTGAGAGCCTGTTCAGCAACATCAATAACAGCAGCAGAAACTGCGCCGTATCCTGTCTCATTGAACGGGTAAGACTGGTTATTGGTGAACAGGTTGGAAAAAGCACTAACCAGATTGGCATTAATCCATACCTGATTAATAAAACTGTCCAGCCATACAAACTTGCCAGTAATGGCACCATCAGATGCGTACTGCGCCATTGTTTTGTTCAGGCTGTATGAGCCGTAGAAGTTGTAACCGTTTGACTTCAGTGCCTGAGCAGTCGCCAGATCGCTGACGTTGGGTGCTAACCCTGAAAATCCACGGAACTTGAACGAGATACGCCCATTGGTGCGTGCAAAATCCACGGATGCAGCATATGCCAGTGCTGTAACGCTATACAGGTATGTTCCGTACACCGGAAAAATGTTCTCGTAGCCATTTGCCACAACCACTTTCTGCACAAAGCAATTGGCATTATTGGCTACCGTTCCTGCTGAAGTGGTGTCGTGAACAACATATCCAAATCGGTTTTTACTGCTGCTTGCCCATGCGCACAATTCTGTTTTCTGGTCATCGGTCAGTTCGACCAGCGAGTTAAACAGGATCCAGTTCTGGTTGACGTTGATGATGTTGTTCATCGTGTCTGTCAGCGTTACCGCATCAGAACCCAGTGATACAATCGCTGCGGAATCCTGCGTCAGTAACAACCCGGTAGCCAGAGCGCCAGCAGAGGCATAAGACACTTCACTCTCTGCGCCAGTAGTGGCAGAGCGAATGATGAATCGGTTAGCGATTGGCAACCATTCAACCACCACCTTGCTTGCGCCAATTCCAACCTGCAACTTGGAAGCAATGTCACTAAAACTTGTGGCTGTGGACAAATCAATTGATGTGCTAGTAGTCGACTCACCGTCAATGGAAAGGGTGATTGTTCCTGCTGGAATTGCTTTCAGTGTTGCCAGGGAAACACCTTTCAGGTTGCCGGACAGAAGATACCCAGCCACTGGTGAAGTAACAATACGATACATCAGCAGTTCACCAGGAATAACGGATGAGTTTTCGTATCCGTTAAAATACTGTTGTGCGGCGAGGAATTCTTTCGATTCACTCCCCATCAAAGCTGATACATCAGATGAGGAGTAATAAGATTGTACCGCGCCAACCGGGATAAGCTCGTTATCGGTCAACATCAGGCCGTTAGCATCAACCGCAGAACCGGCAGGCGTAACGACATTGGGCGTGATATTAAAATCTACAGATAAAGGGATTGTGCTCATGGGCGGTTATCCACCTGTTCAGTTGAAATTTCTGCTTTGTCGAAATAGTCCTGCTGGAACGACACTGTGATGTGTGCTTGCAGGGAAAGAGTTAACGTGTAACGCTCCTGCCACTGACTCTCGGCGTTGATCATCGGCGCCTGAATGGCAGGAGATGAGTAAAGCGGCGCAAGCCGTGCATCAATAGCCTTGATGATGTCGTAGCCATATCCACTGGTGAATGTTGTTTCCAGTGCAATAGCTCTATCCCCTGCCCCCTGACCATAGATATCTACCTGAATATCAGCCTGGCGAACTTCCGTATATCCCATGGTGCTTGTGTCCGGAGAGCCGGTATCTTGCTTAAGCTCTCTCGTCGTGGATAGTCTGGTGAATCGCAAAGGGGTCAGGATACAGAACTGATCTTTGGGCATTGGTACACGGTTAGCCTGAGCCTGCAGGCATTTACCAGCGATAGGTTCTATGTAGCCAGCAAGTACATCGATAATATTATCGACAGTGAAATCATTCATGGGCTTACCTGCAATACAGCAATCAGCCGGCACCAGTCAGGCCACAACTCTATTGGCTCAACAACAAGCCATTGTTCCCCGTTAATCACGAAGATATCTCCGCCCTGCTCCAGTTCTCGCTGCACACTGAAGTAATTACCATTGACGTAAATCACTTTTGCCAGCCCCTGAATATTCAATCCATCGACGTGTTGCATGTCGCCGCGACTGATTGGCTGTAGTTGAATGGTAACGTTCTGGTCAGGGAGATAAGACGGAATCGGCTTGCGACCGGGGCCGATAGTTTCACCTGCATACTTTTTCAGGATTGCCGGGATGTTGGGGTTAATGCTTGTGATCGCGTTATTGGCTATCTGTCGAAGATTCAATTTCACCTACCTCATAATCAACAGCCCTTAACATGTCCCCGGTCCATATGAGAGGCTTGTTGTTGCTCATATCAACATCAACCTTTTTCACCGGACCGAAATAGCCCGGACCACCAAAAACATCTTCTCTGGCCTTCACTACATCCCACTTAGTCATTTCCGCCCTGTTATTAGGGAATCTACTTCTTAGAAGTACTGTTACCGGGCTTAATGGCGGCTCTTGAATAGTTCGAATGGATTCCTGGATGTCTGCTTTTATGATCTCGCCGATAAGATTCAGAACAGTATCCGTATCTCCGTCATGCGATTTCATGAGCTTTTCGACCTTTTCTGACCACTCTTCAGATTTAGAAGCTATAGCATTCCTGAAGAATGGCCTTGGCGGACTTCCACTTGCCGGGTTACCAAATTCGTTAGATGCTGCAACCATTGGCATAGAAGTACCATCTGGATAGGTGGCATCTTCAAGAAACCCGACCTTCAATTTCTTTGAGGACAACTCACTACCAACTGAATCAAGGAACTCCATCACCTTATCCATCAGTACCTCCGGTAATACCCATACGGGTAATTTGATGGAGAATGCCCGCTTATATACTGGAAGGTGCGAAACGGCGCCGTAGCATTCCAGTAATCAGCCCCGTACTTTGTTTGCATGTACCATGCTGAATTTGCTGTTCCCCCTGGCATATCGGCATGAACGCTAACCGAACCCTCTGAAGCACTGTCGATTCTTCCAACCAATCCGGATGGAGACTGCCCATTCGCTCCTGAATACAAACAGGCGATATGGGCAACCAGCATATTCAGCAGCATTGAGCGTACAGCCAAATCCGACACGCGACTTGAGTCTGTGTTATCGAGATAAATGGTTGCTTGCGTGAAATACTGCTGAAGAAGTGCGTCGTCGACAGATGAGAATTCAGGATAGCGTAGCTTAAATGCGGAGGGGTCAAATATTACGACGCCCATTTGCTGCTCCCGCTATTTTTCGTCAGCCTTTTTTACGCCCGGAGCCGGATTTTCCGGGTCAAGGCCTTCGAGGCCAGTTTTTGATTCTTTCAGATCTTTACCCTGCGCATTCAGACTGCGAATATCTTTCTGAATGAAGATTGCATTATTCTGAATATACGCGGCATCCTTATAGGTCTCGATGAACTTATCCATGAAGTCTTTCTCGACCATGGTAACTCCGAAAGCCCCCTCAGGAATTGCACCATCAAGACCACGGAGGGCGGTTGTTGCCGCCCCGTTCAGGATTACTGTTTTGCCATCCAGAGTTACCTGAAGGCCATTTGGCAATTTGCAGCCAACGCTTACCATTTCTGCCATGAATTAAACTCCCAACATGCTTGCAAATGCCAGCGGCTGGCGAATGATTGCGCCCCAGGTGCCACCGGTTTTCTTTTGTTTGTACGCGGACAGGTCAACAACAACCGGATGCGCACGCATTTTTTCGGTAAATGCGCAGTAGCCGGTGTCCTGACCATCCAAATCGTCGGCGATCAACTGAACCAGTTCGCCGGATTCGGTTTTGTACTCGACAGCAGTAACAACGCGCAGGTTCGGGAAGTTTTTCTTCAGCTGATCAGACACGTTGACGTTGTACATGTTGGTCTTGGTCAGATTTGCTTCTGACTCTGGACTCATCGCCAGCGTCATCTTGCTGTCCCGCTCAACGTACCCCTTGGTCTGCTTCACTAACTGCATGTAAAGCGCCTGGATATCGTCATACACCGCCTGACCGTCTTTAGTTGCCCAGGTAGTTCCGCTGCCGGTACCCGTTGCGCCAGGGGTGATTGATGCCGGAAGGTTAGGGTCATTCAGAATGCCGTAGTTCTTCAGGCCAGCAACGCCGAAGAAGTAGGACTTGTTCTGAAACTTATTCAGGGTCAGCGCAGAAGCAGTATTCAGTTGTTGAGCCCATGCAATGCGGCCTTCACCGTAACGGTCAAGTTCCAGCTCACCCCACTGAGTAATGGTCTGGTACAGATAGGACTCACGAGCAACCCAGTTGACGTTAGCATTTACCTGCCCATTATTGTTGTAGTCACCATAACTGGAAACCTGACCCGTTGATTCCACAACCGGGAATTGTGCGGTCATGGTGGTCCAGTCTCCCTTCTTCGTTTCCCCCAGAATTTCCACCGCTTTCATCGGAGTGACAAGGATGCGAATCAGTTCCGGGTCAACGTAATTAGTGAAGTACCATGGAATGCCAGAGTTGCTGGTTGTTACCAGTGAAGGCTGAGAGTCCATTGCATAGGAATAGCTATTAGCAACAGCATCCGTCAGATAGGCTTTGGCTTCCGGAAGGATTACACCGTAATCTCGCTCAGCCATAGCTTTATGTTGTAAAAATTCTGCGTTATTCATGTATTAGCTCCAGGTGCCCATCTGAATCAATTCGCCAGCCTCGCCAGCACTGCCAACAACAAATTTTGTTTCAACGTAATCCGAGATTGACGCCCCGGCATCGCCAGCGGTAATGGTTCCATCTGACAGTTTGGCGAAAATCTTCTGCCCTACGGTTGCCGCACCGGCAGTTTTCACCCAGTAGTCGCCAGCAGTCATCAATGTCATCTGAACTCCAGGCTGAATAGTCATAGATGATTCACCAAGCCATGTGGTGACAGACGCCTGCCCTTCCCGATGAACGAAACCGGCAGGAGCACCGGTTCCAGTGTTATTGACAACACCATTGCTTACCCATGCAAAGCGACCAACAACAACCCCATTTGCACCGGCAACAAGAGCGCCCTCACCTGCAAGAAGACTTGCTTTAGGGTTAGCCGAAGCGAAATCCCCTTCAACTCCCGGCGCCTGTTGCTGATTAATTACACTTTGAAAGCCACTCATTTCTTAGCTCCGTTTCAGTTTAGTTGCGCCAGGAAATGCCTTGGCGAAAGAATTGGTTGCAGCAGAATCCATCCCCATACCATGAGATGGTTTGCGAACTACCGCTTTCTGGCTGATAGCAAATTCAACCATCGATTTAAGTGCTGAAGGATGAACGCCTTTATGTTCGGCACCGATTGAATCAAGAGCAAAGCGATAAATAGACTCTGCGGAATCCATGGCGACCAGACTCACATCACCAACCAAAGCACGAACGCATTCTCGAGCCTCATTGGCTTGACGGATACGCCCCATCACATTCTCTTCAGCTTTTCGAATCAATGCGGCATCCATAGCTGCTTTATTCTCATCATCGTCTTCATCCTCGGCAGTCTTTTTATCCTTGCCGTCATCATCTTCGTCTTCCGCTTCTTTGCGGTCACGATCGCGATCCTTTCGCTCACGTTCTTCACGCTCTTTTAGTTCATCCTCTTCACGTTTCAGACGCTCTGCTTCTGACTCATTATCTCTCTCGGCCTGAGTGGCTTCGTCTTCAACAACCTTTTGCACTTTCTTTTCCACTTCTTCTGGCTTCTCATCACTGGCCAGCATCGGCGTGATAACTGCCATTAACTTTTTAGTAAGTTCTGACATTGATTTCATTCCTGTTGGTATTGAATCCCCGACAACAACGTCGGATCCGGCTCTTCCCTCTGTTACGAGAGCAACGTGGTTCCCGACGATATCGCGCATTACACCATCGTATGGCTGGCCTTCATGCACGCCGGGGGTCATGTCAGCTACATATCTGTAGGCCGACGAAAGTTCTTTCTTCTCGTCTGTCTCGATTCCAGCGATAGAATCTGCGTCCCAGACGACAAGCGAGTTCTTGAGATAAGTCCCGTCAAACTCAGCATCAGTACCAGTAGAACCAACCACAGCCATCTTCTGAGGGTCTGAAGCAGTAACCGGAATGTGTTCGTTAAGGAGCGGGATGTTGTTGAATGTAGATGCTGCTTTGGCTAACTCTTTCGGGTCGCGAAGCAGGTAGTAAACTTTGTCAGGCTGTAAACCTAGCGATCTGTAATTAGGAATTTCACGTCCATAATAAGAGCAAACGTTAGCCTTACTGATTGGCGTCACTTCGATATGCAAACGCCCATCCTTATCAAAGGAGCGCACCGTTGCCTTGTCGAATGCCAATCCGTGATATCCCCATTGCCAGTCGCCTTTAACTTTGCGTAATGGCATGCATTTACCTTTCGGCAGGCAATAAAAAAGCCGCAGTAGCGGCCATTATTTCCTCTTGGACATAGCTATTTTCAGTAGTGCAATATTAAGCAACCAAAAATTAACACTAAGCCCAGAGACCATAAAACCTCAATCATTTTCTATCTATCCCAGGGATAACAGGAGACCACGTACAACGGCAGTTGATAGCCTCTCCAGGCAGCACCCATTCACCATCAAGATACAGCCCTTTATCGAGGTCGAACTCTTTACCGTCAGCTTTCACATGGGATGGCCTTGGCTGCTTCCCGGCGTGTGAGTGACGCCAGATTCCTTTGGTGATGCCTAACTTCTTCTGCCGTTCAGACTGAATTACCGCTGTAGCTTTGTTGTTCTGATCGCGTGCGATCGTCTCAGCGCGTCTGCGTGTAATGCCATATCGCTTAACCAGTTCATCAGTGAGATCGCCAAGGTCACGACCACGGCTGACAGACTGCATGACTATCGTCTCAACCTGTGTGTGATAGTGTTCAGGTATGGATTTAATCAGGTTGACGTTCTCGTTAACGACAGCCTGCATCACGTTCTTAAGCTCGTCATTCATTGTGAACTTAACGGTAAATCCGCCAGCCTTTAACGCTGAGTGTAACGAAACGTCGGTGTTGCGCAGTGTCTTATCAACGAAGCGATCAGCCAGTTTCTTAGCCAGTTCATTGAATTTATGCTCCCACTGCTTGCCTAGTCTGGACAATCTGCGCTTTAACTCATTCGCGGGGCTGGAATCCATCGCCATGTTGTTTTTGTATGCGCCCTCAAGCCAGTATCGGTATGACTTATCCATCTCCCTAACCAGCTTGAGAAGCTCAGAGCGATACCACTCATGAACTCCGGCGTTAGCTCTGACTGGACGAAGGGTTTTCCTGGTCTTCAAATCCTTCTTCGATGGACTCGTTTTCGTACTCTTCTTCGTCATATTCAGATTCCATCATGTGGTATGGGCTGGCCTTATCCGACTGGCGCATACTTCTTATTGCATCAAGGTCAAACACGCCAGCTTCGGCATAGTTCTTATCAGCCTCAGACTGATGTTTCATGATCTCGGCTTTCTCTGCTTCTGTAAGCTCGTACAGCGGCAGGAATTCAAAATCAATGTCAGGGTCAATCTCGCCAAATTCATTCAACTGGATAACATCCAGCACTGTTTTCAGCGGCACCCTGAACAGATTCTCCTGCATGGCGTGTATTGAGTCATAGAAGACGCGGATTTCGCCATCAGATGAAGCGTTTAGCCCGTTAGGAGTAATGCCAAGGAGCTTAACCAGAGGAATGCTTGATACCGATGCCATTTGTTCCTGCGCTTGCGCCTGAAGAGCATCAACTCCGGACAGACTTGTCACAAACTGGAAGAATTCTTCTCCATCCTTATCAATAAGGAACATTCCGCGATTGTCGCGAACCTTATTGAATAGCTCGGCACGCATAAACAGGTTTTGGTCTGCAATTCCAGACAAGGCATTCTGCATGTTCGTCTTCAGCCCATAGACCACAAACGAATGAACCAGATCGCTAACGCTGTCACGTGTTCTCAACCAGTTCTGCACGTATGGCTCTGCCATCTGACTCAGCGACAAGCCGCCGAAGTTGTACGCCGCTTTGAGAATGTCTGGCACCTGGCGAGAAATCATTGTCAACATACGGCTGGCGTGAACCGTGCGCCCCATGACATACCATTCAGATGGATTGAAGAAGTCAGGGCTTAGAGGATTGTCAGCGTTATACACGCCCGGGTAAGTCCACATGGCTTCGATAACGCGGAAACCATTCAGGCTTCCTTTGGTAATCTTGCGCGGACTGATATAGAGCTTCTTATTCAGTTCGTCGGGAACCAGCCAGGCTGAGTTACCGCTTGGCGTCTTCACGTCGATATAAATCTGTCCGCGTCCGAAGTAGCCGTCATGTTCCGCCGCCTCGCGAAACTTCTCTCGCACTCTGAAACGCTTTAATGCGTCGTCAAGCTGGCGAATCTTATCGGCCTTGTCGTCACCGTCGTCTTTACCTACATGCTTCAGCTCAATCCATTTTCGCGTCATCTCTTCTGCTATCGTGCCAGTAATCTTGCGATACTCCGGCAACTGAGCAAGTTGAGACAGATATGGGTAGCCAGGAAATCCACCGTAGCCATATGAGGTGATGTTTGCTGAGTTAAGGTAACTGTACGGCGTGGAGTCCATCGCCAGAGCTGACTCCCCAATATGTTCAGGAATAACGCCTGGCGGGGGTACGTATCGCTCAATTCTACGCAATGCCTCGCCTTCATTTTTAATTCGCTCCTGCTCGTTAATAATCGCAAGAACATTCGCCAGAGACATTGGCTGTTTCGCCTCTTCTTTCTGAGGCTCAGATTTTTTCTTTCTCAAAAAATTAAACACTATGCGAGCCTCAAAAGGTCTTCAGATATACGTAACGGACCATTGCCATTTTTCATCTCATCGATGGCATCCATCATCGGATCAAGCTGGTCGTCGTGCGTATTGAAATCAGGATTAATAGCTTCCATCTCAACGAGGAAGTCGTTGATGAATGGTGCGCTGCTGGGCAACTTGATGTAACCGGACTCGATATAACCCTGTACATCCATCAGTCGCGTGTACTTATCCTTATCGCGCTGAATTGCTTTGATGGGGCATATCGCTTTTTTACGGATGTTCTGTATCAGGCCTGTGCCAGATGACTTGTCCTCTATCGCCATGTGGCGAAGCGGCCCATTCTTCAGAGTTTTGCACTTTTCCCAGAATGCAACAGCACGGCGTTGTAATTCATCGGCCTCCCATTTACCGCGAATCATATCGATCAGATAGATGTACCCGTCAGTACCAAGCCCCCAGTGCTCGAATACTGAGAAGTCGTTGACCTCTTTTGTTTTCTGTGCGGTGTCTCCATAGACGGCCCGCCATTGCATGGGAGGGAGTACCGAATATTCACCAAACCATTCAGACTTAATAAGCCCCCCGCCTTTGGCGGTTGGTCGTTGCTGATAAAGGGCATTCCATACAAGAGAACCGCGCTGTTTGCACTTCTCTACGAACTCTCTCGGCATGCGCTCAGGAAACAGAATTTCACCGGGATTGCGCAGTCGATACACATTACCGTTGAGTTCATGAATCTCTTCCTTTTCAGCCTCCATTGGGAAGCTAACTACGCGCCAGTGTTCCCCGCCCTCTTCAGCTAGTTTTAATAACTGTCCGGCGAGATCGTTTTGATGCCAGCGTGTCAGGATGATGACAATTCCGTTTATCTTCGGGTCAACACGCGTGAAGAATGTCGTGTCGTACCAGTCCATCACCGCTTCCTGGTAAGTTGGAGACGATGCGGTTTTGTAATCTTTCGCGGGGTCATCAATAACCCCAATATTCATACCCTGCCCGGTGATACCACCGTTAACGCCAGCAGAACGATATGAGCCGCCGTGTAGTTCACCTTTGGCATCAACTGGTTCCCATAGCTCGGTTTTGTTGATACCTCCCGCCAAACTGCGTCCTGAAGGTATTTTCACGTCAGGGAAAACATCAGCGTACTTATCAGAGGTGATAATGCGTTTAACGTCACGGCTCATTCGGTCTGACAGGTCAGAAGAATATGAGCACGAGATAATGTTCCATGATGGATGCTGTCCTAACACATACGCTGGGAAGCGGCGAGAGCACAACTCACTCTTTCCTGAGCGCGGAGGGGCAAACACCATTAGCCTGGGCATGTTTCCGGCTTTAACTTCATCCAGAAAGTGATCTAGCTCAGCACAAAGCAGCTCGTTAAACCAACCTGTTTCGTATTGCGGATTAGTGTACAAAGTGAAATCGAGAAGGTTTTTTCTTGCTGAGCGGATAGCCAGCTCTTTGTGCAACTCATAAATCTGAGCGTTTCGATTCAAGCTGATTGGAGCGCCTGCCATTACCAAGCTCCTTCAGTTTCTCTTCAAGTAACTCTTCTGACATATCGGCATAACGAACAGGTCCACCATCAGCGCCAGTTATTTCTGTAGATGTTTGCTCTTTAAATGCCTGAACAGAAACATGCTTACCAAGAAGTTCGAGGTTTTTGACCTTATCAGGCCATTTGATTTTCTTCAGAAGTGCGGCGCTATCTGCGGATACCATCTCCACGACATCCATTCCTGATAGCGTTGTGCGCCATACCTTAGGCCAGTCTTTAATGGGTTTTAGCTCACCGTTTTGCAGGAGAATGTCAAGCACATCCATCTGGTCGATTTCAAGAAGGCGATTAAGTACATATTCTGCATTAATACCAACAAGATCATTGCGTTGCGCTTTCAGTTCAGCGATTCTTAACTTGATGTCAGGTTTTGACATGTTTTCGGACGCAGTACGGTTGGCTGTCTTTGCGCTGTACCCCGCCCGAATAGCCGCTTGTGTGGCGTTTAAATCGATGAGGTACTCGCGACAGAACATTTCTTGTTTGTCGGTGAGTGCCATGGCAAAGTCTCAATTGGATTGAAAATGAGTGATTTATTACTAATTAAAAACTGGTTAATTGACCATCATACACTATCAATTTTCTTTGGTTTTTTATCGGCTGGGTTATGGATCAAATCAGCAACAGCCAAAGTCAAAACAGGTAGAAGCACCGTTGTAGCAATTACATTTGATGATCCCCAAAAAAATGTAGATCTTCACGAATTTTTCTTAACTGCGCGGTTACAGTCTAAATATAACTCATATGCAGCTTTCGCTGCTGCTGCAACTGTGATTTTGCAAATGGCTGGCTATTAGAAAGCCTTAACCACGATATTATTTACCTTTATCAATATCAGTTAACGGCTCAAAGTGTAATGGTTCCACATTCTCCTAATGGAGTTATTCTACTCGCCCATCTCGGTAGCCGGCTGCATAAAGCCATTAACCAGCTCACGCTGACGTCGTGACATCTTACCCGTAAAGGTTTCGCCTGTTTGGGTGGTTAACATGATTTGGTAGATGTCGGACATTGAGAACCTCTTTATCCGCTTGTTGGGATATCAGTTAAGTTATCCCGTGTAGGGTATAAGCCATTATCAAAGCCACTCTGTAGGGAATGGCTTTTGTGATGGCATCACTTACTCTTTACGCTGCTATCCCACTCATCCCGGAATTTTGATGGGTTATTGAAACCTTCTGCTGACATAACAACTCCTTCAATGTTTGGCTGAAATTAGGATGTCTTTCCATCAGTCCGCCACCACAAAGAATCTTTTTTGCCATAAGGCAGGAGGTTCATCTTTCAGTGGCTGCCAGTGTTATTTCCCCACTTACTGGCTTGGGTTGTTTCGCTGTACTGCCGTAACTGGTTGCCCAGAATAAATTCCGGTTTCATTATCAAGCCCACCCGTAGATAGGCTTTGTAATGAACTGGCTCTTATCTCAACGCAGCCCCTTACCGCGCGCCAGATGCTCAACTTCAAGCATCAGCAATGAGATGTTTAATCTGGATTCACTCCAGAAGTGATCACCACCCTGTCTACAGAGCCAGATGTGAAGGATGATGAGTAAAATTATCGCTATCATCGAAGGCATTGCGTCCTGATGTATTCCTGCAAGTAGTTAACCTGCGCGGTTATCCTGTCGATTCCACTTCGGAGACGGTAATAATTGAGTTCAGCATCTGCTGTAAGTCTTGGGCTTTCTCCATCGCCCATGCTGCTGGCTCCGGTCGTTGACTTTGCACAGGTGGCGGCGACTTGCAGGCGCTTACGCCCAGCAGAAACATCAGCACGGAGACTTTCGATAGTCGCGTTAGCATCAGCAAGTTCCTTTGTATATCTTGCGTCGAGTTCTGCTACATCACGTTGACGCTTCTGCATATCAGCGATGATGGATGTGGCTTTATCGCGCTGTTCTTTGTAGGTCATGGCGTTATCACGGTAATGATTAACAGCCCATGACAGGCAGACGATGATGCAGATAACCAGAGCGGAGATAATCGCGGTTACTCTACTCATTGTTGCCCCCACAAACAGACTTCACGCTCAATCTCACGGCGAGTCATCAGCCCTTTCCATTGCTTACCGCCAGCGTATGTCCAGCGCCGTAGCTGATCACATGCGCCTTTGATATCGCCCTGGTTTATTTTGCGAAGAAGCGTCGATGTTCTGAAATTTCCAGCACCAACGTTGTAAACGAACGAGTAAAGAGCGCCGCGCGTTATTTCCGGTATATCGACTTTGATGTACGGGTTAATTTGTCTGGCGACAGTGGCAAGGTCTTTATTCAGGAGGGCTTTGCATTCTGCTTCGGTATACGTTTTACCGAGCATAATGTCTTTTCCGGTATGCCCGTAACATACAGTCCATACACCAACGATATCTTTATATGGTATGTAGCTGACGCCTTCCAGACCATCGTTACCACTTGGGCCAGTGATTAACACAGATGCTATAGCAATAGCCCCGCCACCAATAGCCGCAACAACGGCTTTTCGTAATGATGGAGGCATTATTCACCTCCCGCAGCCTTTCTTCTGTCTTCTCTGATTTTGAAGTACAGATTTGTCAGATAGGTGAGAAAGCCCAACACAAGGCTTCCAAGCACCCCAATCGCAGCCCACTGTGATGGACTGACCTGATCCAACCACTGCAAAAACCAGTATCCCGCACTACCAGCAGATGTTCCGTAGGCAATGCCAGTTGAGATTTTGTCCATTGATTTCATAGCAACGCCTCCGCCAGTAACGGATTGCGTAGTTCTTATATTGGGAAGGGGAAAAAAAGAAGGCCGCAGCGTAACTATCACTGATGAATTCATGATAGCCAGTGGCTACGGCTCAGTTATGGTGCTGGTTAACGGACTTGAACCGCTACCCATTCGCTTACAAGGCGACTGCTCTACCATTGGAGCTAAACCAGCATATTTGGCGGGACAGCGTGGACTCGAACCACGATAAGAAGGTTAACAGCCTTCCGTAATGACCTTTATACGACTGACCCAAATAAAAAAAGCCACCGTTGCAACTTAAGAGTCACTAACGGCAGCTTATGCGAATAGTGTTGCTCATTTGCTCAATGATGTCAACACGTTCTATGCTACATGTTTAATTTTCTCTACACGTTTCCGGTTTTTAAACGCACTATCCAGAACCGGGTAAATCATAAACAACGAGGCATTGAGGATTTCGTCAACTTCCCGTCGACAGGTTGCGAGCGATGGTTTTTGAATGCGCCCGCCGCCCCGGCATAACATCTTGCGAGGTCTTGCGACGCGATGATAGTAAGATGCAATGGCGTGCTTGGAAGAGCCGTGGGCGTAGTAGCTGAGGAGGATGCCAAAGGCTTTCTTGTCAATGTACATGACGGAATCGACGACCTGAGAAATCAACATTCCATCATCATCATTACACATTGGCCTTGTCATAACTCTTCCCGGCTCTACGCTCTCCATGAACTTAGCTATTACGCTGCTCATGCGCTTTTCCAGACGACCTGAATAAACCCATGCGCCCCACAGTTCAAGCCAGCCATTCAGCCACTCGTGCTGTTCTTTGGTGAGGTTTAGTTCTCTTATGCCCATGCGCCTTCTCCCTTGTGATCTGGAATGGTTTTTACTGAGAACGTCATGCGGCCTCACTTCTGCTGTTTCGCAGGTCTTTGAGTTTCTGCTGATACTCCGCCTTGATGGCCCTGCACTCTTCGACAGTCCAGCGATGGCGGTTATGGTTTGATTCGATTTCGTCTACTGCTTCCTGCCCGATGCGGCTAATCAGTTCGACGCGATACGGAACGAGATTTCCGCTTTTGTGCTGGTTGCACACCACGCATTGCTTGTGAATATTGCGTTCATCAAATCGGAGTTGAGGTGCCGCAGCAGTTGTCCGGTAATGTCCGGCATCCCACTGAGCAGACGTGAGCGTTCCGCAAGAGATACATGGTAAGTCGCGGTCTCTTTCTCTGATGAAGGCGTTTACGGCTTGTTGGGCTTGTTTAATCCAGTAACTGCGGGGCTTTAAGGCGAGTTTTCTAATCTTAAGTTTATCTTTCTGTTTCTGCTCCTCTCGTCGTCGTTTCTTCTCTGCTGCTTTTTCCGCTTTTTCGCGTTCTTTACTTCGTCGTTCGAGTGCTATCTTGGTTCCACACTCTGGAGAGCACCACCACTGATTAGCGAATGCAGGGTGAAACCATTCCCGACATTCATCGTTTTTACATCGTCTTCGCGCTGGTTTAGCCATCGTCTTCTTCCTCGTACATTGAGCTATTCGGATCGCTCATCAGTTCTGCGCAGTTATGGTCTGCCATGGTTTTCATGAAAACCCAGTTCTTTTTCTGCCCTCTTCCTTTCTGCAATAGCGTCAATGATGCTAGCAAATATTCCAAGATATTTGGTGCGCCCATCTACGCATATATTCGCAATCCACTTGCATCTCTCTTTATTGAAATATACTCCAGTCACTCCTGACGAATTGGTTATTTTTCTCTTTTGGTTCTGTGCATTCTGTTGGTGTGTAACCAATCGAAGATTAGATAGCCTATTATCTGACCTTACTCCATTTATATGATCAATTTTATACCCTAATGGAATCTCACCATTATTTATCATCCATATAACGTGGTGAGCATAAGTAATTACACCATCGATAGTTAACATCCTATAACCATCACTCCTAATGTAACCAGCAACACTGCCAACCTTAACATTATTAGAAGGAGACACTTTCCATCTAAGTACACCTAAAACATCATCATATGATAATTTATTTCTTAATTCGTCTATGTTGCTTATATTTCTCATTATGTTCCACCATATTTAAGCATTCATATATACAACGCTCACACACGTGAACTTCCAGCACATGCAGCTTCTGACCGCAGTTAGCGCACGTTAAAGCTCGCTCGACACTTCCTTGTTCGTAACTTCGATTTGGGTCAATCACCTTGTTTTCCTCGCACGTTCTCTAAGCCACCGGATATCCCACAGGTGAGCCGTGTAATTGAAGGTTTTTACGTCAGATTCTTTTGGGATTGGCTTGCGTTTATTTCTGGAGCGTTTCGTTGGAAGGTATTTGCAGTTTTCGCAGATGATGTCGGTGATACTTCGTCGCTGTCGTCTCATGCCGCCCTCCTGACGCCCTGCCCGATCGCCATCAATGCCGCTTTGGATACGGTAGTAAACATCCGTCGAGGACTGATGAACGGTCGCCAAATCAGCAGCATGGAGCCTTTGCTGTTTCCCTTCTTCTCCAGCCCTGTCGATGGTTCGATAAAATTAATCCGTCCATCAGTGATGATGCGAACTTCGTCGACACTCTCCAGAGCCTTGCTGAACCATCCGACAGACATATCCTCTGGCACAAGCATCACTACCGTCTGGCGCTGTTGTATGCACTGCTCAGCGGCTTTTTCCACCCACGGCCTGATATTGCTGTACGGTGGGTTATTCCAGATTGCACCGTGGCTTACCCACTCAGAATTGAGCGCGTCGTCGGCCTCAGTTAGCCAGTGAGCACACAGAGCATTTTTGTCGCTCGCTGCCGAATCCAGCCAGAATCCAAACTCAATATCCAGTGCATCAAAAAGCCAAAGCGGCGTTTGCCAGCAGTCCTTGTCGTGTGCTGGCGTATTTGATTTGATAGTCATGCAGCCCGATCTCCCCATCGCGCTTTCCACTCCAGAGCCAGTCGCGCTTCGTCTGACCACTTAACGCCATGCTCTGTACCAAATGCCTGTATAAGCTCTAATAGCTCCGCAAATTCGCTTACACGCATCCTGCTGGTTGACTGGCCTATTACCACAAAGCCATTCCCGGCAAGGTTAGGAACAACGTCCTGCTGCTTTAATGCTGCTGTAAAAACGCACTTCCAGCTTTCTGCATCCAGCCATCGACCATGCCATTCAACCTGACGCGAAACGTCACCAAGGCAAGCCCAAAGCTTCCGATTTTGGTCTAAGCTGCGGTTGCGTTCCTGAATGGTTACTACGATTGGTTTGGTTGGGTCTGGAAGGATTTGCTGTACTGCGTGAATAGCGTTTTGCTGATGTGCTGGAGATCGAATTTCAAAGGTTAGTTTTTTCATGACTTCCCTCTCTAACAGATTTCAGGTTATTCCACTCCGTTACCGCACTGCGATAATTCGCGGCCGCCACAGCGGCGTGGTTAGCGCAGTAGATTTGGCACCCGTTCTCCATGTCTAATATTGTCGGTGATTTTCCGCATTTACATTTTTTGGCACGCGGTGCGTCTGAACACATTCCGTTAACGGTGTCCATCAGGATCCCCCTCGTTCTTAATCCAATAAAAAAGGGCTACTGTGTAAATAGCCCCTGTTATTAGCTCAGTGATGTAGATGGTCATACGTCAGCCCCTTGTGCATATCTTCTGCCACGCGCAGCAGGTGCATTTGATGCTGTGCAAATCTGTCTGGCTTCATCCTGGTCACATGCAACAAAGTGTCCGTTACAGAACCGCTGGTAAACCGTACCAAGCGAGCCAAAACGGTTTTTCGTCACGATGATTTCAGCAAATGGCGCGGCGCTACTGTTCTCGTCATATACAGCTTCCCGATAGAGCATGATGATTGAGTCTGCGTCCTGTTCAATGCTTCCTGAATCACGCAAATCTGCGTTTGTCGGGCGTTTGTTTGGTCGCTTCTCAACATCGCGCGAAAGCTGACTTAGGGAGATAACAGGCGTTTTCAGGTCTTTCGCCATCGCCTTCAGGCTTCCTGAGATGTGAGCAATTGCGAGGTCGTTGCGGTCTGCTTTCGGCTTCTCAATCAGGCCAAGATAATCCGCCATGATGAGTGACAGGTTTGGATTTTCCTGTTTGTGCCGTTCTGCGATTGAGCGTATTTCTTCGACCGATAACCGCGAGGCATCGACTACCCATACATCCAAATCTGCAAGCTGACTCATGCCGTTAGCAACACGCGCCCAGCCTTCGTCATCCATCGATGCAGGATTTCGCAGCACGCTAACCGACATCCTCCCGGCGTTGGCGATGCTTCGCTCTGCAATCTGCAATGCGCTCATTTCCATTGAGAAAATCAATACCCCGCGCCGGACGTCAGAACCAGGAATAACGCGGCTTGCAACGCCTTCGGCAATCTTCAGAGCCAGTTCGGTTTTCCCCATACCAGGACGAGCAGCGATTATCACCAGGTCTTCCGCGTTCATCCCTCCGGTGATGGCATCAAGTTCTTCGATTCCGGTCTTCAGGGTATCTGACTCTTCTCCGTTCCTCAGACGCCTGTCAAGCGTGTCAGTGTAGTCAGTAATGATTTCCCCCAACCGTACCGGTTTAACCTCGTCACGGGGCTTTCTGATGGCTGAGAGACGCTTTACAAGTTCATCCATCGCCTGACTCGATGCGTCGATGGTTCCGCTCTGAATTGGTTCACGCATTTCGTCCATGATTTCCAGCACCAGACGGCGGTGATAGTTATCCGCGACCATTCCGGCATATCCCTTCAGGTTTGCGGCACTCGGGCAGTTTTTGCTGGTCATCAGGATTGACGTGAAATGCTCCTCTCCGCACTCCTCGGCAACCATCAGCGCGTCGATTAGGTTTCTGTTTCGCGCCTGCTTGCGGATAACCTCGAAGGCTTTCCGGTAGAGCGGAATTGAAAACGCTTCCGGCTCCAGCGTTGCCAGAACGTCGCTGGCGGTTGGAGTTAATCCACCAATCAGCAGGCCACCGATAACGCTCGCTTCGATATCCTGTCTCATGCAATCCCCCTGTCTGCAAACTTCCCTTCCCGAACTCCCGTTAACGAGTCTTCCCTCAGCAGGTAATCAAAATCGGCCGTCCAGCCCGTGTCGTTGTCTCCGAAGTAAAACGGCTTAGCCTGATGCACAAACGCCCTGACATACGCTCTGAAACCGTCAACGTTTGGCGTTTTCAGTTGAGGGATGATTTTCTTCAGGCGGCGTTTTCGTTTCTCGTTGACCGCAACAGCGTGTGGCAGTCTGTCACCGACTTCGGTGTTGTAGGCGTTCAGGAAGGATTCGTAGTCGATTCGTTCTGCCTTGCGACGTTCAGGTTTAACCTGCCCATCACCGCCCCCGTTAGGGGGTAGGGGGGTATTATTTATATTCTTGTTAATACCTTCTTGTTCATGATGTGCGGTTGTTTGTGCGGCTTCATGTGCGCTTTCATGTGCGGCATGTACGCTGAAAGCCGCGCCATTACTGGCTTCATCATGTGCGGCATCATGTGCGGTTGTTTGTGCGGCTTCATGTGCGGGTGAATTGTCCATTTTTTGAGCATATTCATGGTAATTTGTGATGGTGATCACACGACCTTTTTGCTTCTCTCCATCAATGGTGATCATCCCCTCTTTCACAAAAACCTGAAGCATCCGCTCAACCTGATCACGGCTTGCCGGCTTGCCATGCCTGTCGCATAACTGAAGACCTAAATCAGCTGCTGTCACAACCAGTTGACCGGGTTGCAGATGCCATTCATGACCTTTGAAATTCGCTTTGTATGGCTTTCTGGCGGCATTCAGGAGAAGGTTTTCCCACAGGGTGCGAAGATAAACATCTTTCGCCCATGACTGTTTCAGAATGCTCCGGTACAACGGAATGTAACCAGTTTTCTGGTTCTCCATCCTGTTGCTCCTGCGCTCGTGTGCGGCGCTGAAATCGTAGATTTTTGCTGTATTGCTCATAACTACCTGCCTTGACGAAAGACCTTAAGAACATCGTTAAACTGACTTACGGATATGTCTTCTTTGAGCAGCTTTTCCAGAAATGCGTTTGGAATGAACGTATATCCCTCCTCTTTTGGTAGAGACGGGAGCAACGCCCTCGCTTCAGCCTTCAGAAGCTCAGTTCTGGCAACTTTCACAAAAGAGATTTGAGTTCTTTCATCAATGGAACGAAGGAAGCGCAAACGCTTAGCTTCTTTGTGTGTATCAGGTGGATTAAAGCCTTTGTTTCGCATATAATTACCTCGTTGGATGTTGTTAAAATTCCATTTGTATTTGTTCAGAACGCTCGGTCTTGCACACCGGGCGTTTTTTATTGGTGAGTCCATCAAGCGCATACTTAAAAGCCCTGCTAATCGGACTGATGTCTGATGCCATTCCGAAAGCACACAAGACCGAAGCAATAAATCTCCAGTCCGTTCTGCTTATCTTCGATTCATGACAGCCAATCATCTTTGCCAGACCGCGCTGTGTAAGCGTTGACAGGTTGATGAGTAAATCTGTTTCTGCGCGATCAACGTCGCGCTGTGATAGTTTGCTGTAACTTGTTTGTTCCATTTCTTACTATTTCCATAGGTAAATAATCACTAATACTCATCTTTCGATGAGTGCTTAATTAGTTACCGCGTTGTCGGCGGTGCAGATTGATAAAGAGCGGTGTTACTTATGCAGCCAGAAGGTTCTTTTTGCTTATTTCAAGCATTTCGCTTGCTTGATATTTGCCACCAGAAATCTCTTCGATTTTTGATGCGTATTTAGTTTTCCCAAAAAACTCAGTCTTAGGGAGGAAGCCGTTTTTGAGCCACTTATAGACAGCCCTTTCGCTAACTCCACAAGCCTTCGCAACTTCAGGGATGCCGACACCTTTAATCGGCTCATCAAGATTTTGCATAGGAATATCCTTTTTCGTACTTTCAGTACGTATTATGGTTGAACTGAAAGTTTTTGCAAGTGCTTTAGTATCGTACTCATGGTTCAGAATGAAAAAGTGCGCAAAGAATTCGCCCAGCGGCTAGCGCAAGCCTGTAAAGAAGCTGGTCTTGATGAACATGGTAGGGGGATGGCCATAGCCCGTGCCCTTTCTCTTTCGTCCAAAGGCGTTAGCAAATGGTTTAATGCTGAGTCTTTACCGCGTCAGGAAAAAATGAATGCGCTTGCGAAATTTCTAAACGTTGATGTTGTTTGGCTTCAGCACGGCACTTCGTTAAATGGAGCGAATGATGAAGATACTCTTTCATTTGTTGGCAAATTAAAAAAAGGGTTAGTGCGCGTGGTTGGTGAGGCAATTCTTGGTGTTGATGGTGCCATCGAGATGACCGAAGAGCGCGATGGGTGGCTCAAAATTTATAGCGATGATCCAGATGCCTTTGGTCTTCGTGTGAAAGGAGACAGCATGTGGCCCAGAATAAAATCAGGAGAATATGTACTCATTGAGCCTAACACCAAAGTCTTCCCGGGTGATGAGGTGTTTGTCAGAACCGTTGAAGGACACAACATGATCAAAGTTCTTGGCTATGACAGAGACGGAGAATACCAGTTTACAAGCATCAACCAGGACCATAGGCCAATAACGTTGCCTTATCATCAAGTAGCAAAGGTGGAGTATGTGGCTGGTATTCTGAAGCAATCTCGCCATCTGGATGACATCGAGGCAAGGGAGTGGCTGAAAAGTTCGTGACTTCATCGTCACATAGCTGATAGCCAGTGGCCTGAAGAGACGTTTGGGTAGAGGCGAAGCAGCAATTGGTTTGATTTGGTATTGCTATTTTTTCTCTAAAGTTGTTGAGCATTTTTCCGGTAGATAAAAATAGACGCAAATTTACATGATTTTTTGTGCTGTATTGCTTGCTGAAAGCTAGGTTTTGCGTAAACTTCAATTACTCAAATTAGAGTAAACAACATATAGGACACCCCACATGAAAAAATCTGCAAAGCACTTTTTCAGCGCTATGGGCTCTATCCTTGACCTTTGCCCAGCAGGTAGCTACAGCGAGTATCATTCAAATGCTACAGACATCGACCTTATCAACTCAGATTGGGTTAAGGTAGGTAGTTACGTTAGAGACGCTGTAACTGATAATGAGCAGAAAAAAATCCCAAAGAAAGCTTCAAACCGCCGCCCCGAGAAATCTTGTTAACCAACCAACTCCGTTAGGGCGAGTTCAAGACGGTAAAACCGAACTGCTTATAAATGAGGTCGCAAAGAACCCTCAAGTTCTTGAGCGCCTCATGGACAGGCCAGATCTAGCTGGCATCATGATGCAGGTGACTCACACTAGATCAGGGCCACTCCCAGACGCTGACGAATTAGCTAAGTACGAAAGAATATCTCCAGGATTCGCTCGCGAAATAATGGACATGGCTAAGGCTGAGCAAAAACACAGACACGAGTATTACAAAGCAGGACAGAGGGGAGCAATTTGGCGAGATCGACTCGGACAGATCTTTGCGATGACTTCTGTCTTTGTTTTCGCAGGAATTGCTTACAAGATGATTCAGCACGAGGCTTATGGCTGGGCTACCGGGCTTCTTGGTGCTGAGTTAGTTGCTTTAACTAGCGTGTTTATAATTGGAAGAAGAGACAAACCGAATCCAAAGCAAACTAAAAAATGAGACAACCCGGCCTCAGCGCCGGGTTTTCTTTGCCTCACGATCGCCCCCATATTTAATAGCCGCAAATGTGGTAAACCGCGAACCAACTCACCAGCAATACCCCCCTCCAACTACAGACCAATCTGCAGCATTTACAAAAATAAATTTCCTTATATATCAAAATCATATCTCGAAGCATTAATAAATCACAAAATTTTCGTACCAATAGTTCTTGATAATGTCGAACTATTGGTTCATTATTGTCACATCAGCAGGACGCTGGTAGCCAAACGGAACAGATTGGCAGGCTCTTTAACTTCAATGGGGCGCTGACAAAGCGCAAACAGATACCAAACGAGATGGGTTTGGCGGTGATGTGAATTGCAGCTGCAACGACAGCAACCAGAAGATCAGCATCTGGCGCATCACCACCAAAGCCATTTCACATGAGGAAAATATCATGACGGTAATCGTGTACGGGAAATCAACATTCGCAGGAAATGCCAAAACTCGCCGTCATGAGCGGCGCAGAAAGCTGGCTATTGAGCGTGATGCTATCTGTAACATCATTGATTCTATCTTCGGCACAGACAGTGAGGAGCCTGTTCAGGAAGCCCCAAGAAAGCGTTTAAGCCTTTCTGAAAAAGCAATATCACTAGGAAGCCTTCGCTGCAGGAAGGCAGAAGAAGTCGAGCGTAAACAGAGCCGTATTTACTACCGCAAGCCACGCAGTGAAATGGGCGTGACTTGTGTTGGTCGCCAGAAGCAACGCGGAAAATCAATTCCAGCTTATTACGATTGAGGTGAGCCATGCTCAAGAAAGTCAAACGCCGACTTTACAAAGAAGGTAGATATTCATGCCAGTTGCCAAAATGCGACACAACAAAATGGAGTGTCGATGATTGGTGTAACTGGATAGATAGATACGGAACTTGGTGGGATAAATAACAGGTAACTTAAGCGCATTTACTTTCGCAGCAAACCACTTATTTGAGGTGAGATATGGAGTTTCATGAAAGTGCGATTTGTGATTTTCGCGCTAACGCAAATTCAGTAAAACCACAGCCAATTGCAGTTCTTTTTAAAACAATGGGTGCGTGGGCTGTTTTATGCTTCGCCGCTGATGACACTGACGCAAGAATGGCAATAGGCCAAGAGATGGAGATGGACCCGACAAACGATGAATTCATAATTTATGGCGCTCCATCTAATTACTTACTTGATACCTGCAACATTTACAACAAGGCTGCCTGATGGTGGCCTTTATTTTTTAGCCGTAAATAATTTCATGCTTATTACAATCAAGGTGATATATGGAAGAACAAGCAAACAAGATTCTCGTAGAACTACTGCAAAAAGCCAGTAATGGAATAGACGCGGCTGTTTCATTTAGCCAGGCACAGATTCCTGATGTTGTTCATCAGTTGCTGCTATGGAATATGGTTGACAGTCTGATTAAAACATTAATAGCCATTCTAACAATCCCACTGGTTTTCTGGTTTATGAAGAAGCAGTGCCAAAGAGTTGAGACAGGTAAAATCGGTGATGAAGGATACTCATGGGAGAGGGGAAATCCCAAATACAGGCCGACAATGGTTTGGGATAGCAAAGGTGATATTAATCTTCTTATCATGCCATTGGTTGGAGTTTTGGCTCTGTGGGGGATTTTTATTATTGGTGCAGTAACCAATATGACTTGGTTAAAAATTTGGCTGGCTCCAAAGCTTTACCTTATCGAATATGCAGCATCATTGGTTAAGTAATTTCAGGCCGCATAGTCGGCCTTTATTTTTGGCACTAACAACAGAATAAACACTGCACTGTGTATTCATTCCAACGAGTGAATACACGGAGCAATGTCGCTCGTAACTAAACAGGAGCCGACTTGTTCTGATTATTGGAAATCTTCTTTGCCCTCCAGTGTGGGGGCTTTTTTATATGCATACCAATAACGCTTCACTCGAGGCGTTTTCGTTATGCAATCAAACAGAAGGAGCATCCTATGCAACAGTTCGCTATTGCAGGGGCGGCATCGGTTCGCCCTTTCAACCCGATTTTATCGGTACAGCATTCACGAAAAAATATTTTAACCGGAGCAGACTTTAAACAACCAAGAATGAAAAGTTTGCTCGAAAAGCTTTGGGATATTTTGAAACAACAAGGCCGTCCATGAGTTTTACGGATAACTGGTCAGACGAAGAATTCATTCGTCAGATGAAAGAATTAATCGGTAACGAAGGAGATATTCATGTCACTTGCAACCACAGTGAAGGAGAGCAAGTTACAGAGACGCATGTACACGCAGAAAGCTCTCTGGTATCGCCATAATGGCGACCGCGAAGGAATGCGGGTATGCCTTAATTTGTCCCGAGTCGAAGTATTAAATCAGCGTTATTTCCTTGGGCCGTGTCCATTCTGAGGTGAATTATGGATTTGAACAAATTCGATGAGCCATTCAGCCCTGAAGATATCGAATGGCGAATACAGCAAAGCGGTAAAACACGCGATGGCAAGGTGTGGGCTATGGTGCTGGCTTATGTCACGAACCGGGCAATCATGAAGCGCCTGGACGATGTTTGCGGCAAAGCAGGATGGCGCAATGAATACCGCGATATTCCCAACAACGGCGGAGTTGAATGCGGCATATCAATCAAGATTGATTCCGAATGGGTAACCAAATGGGATGCTGCTGAAAACACGCAGGTAGAAGCCGTCAAAGGCGGTCGTTCCGGTGCAATGAAGCGCGCTGCCGTTCAGTGGGGAATCGGTCGGTATCTGTATAACCTTGAGGAAGGTTTTGCACAAACATCTCTCGATAAAAAGCAGGGATGGCACAGGGCAAAACTCAAGGATGGAACAGGATTTTACTGGCTCCCTCCATCGCTGCCGGGATGGGCAATCCCAGCATCAGATAACAAACCATCACCAGAAAATACCAACCAGAAATCTCCATCGGTTGACTGCGAACAAATCCTGAAAGACTTCAGCGATTATGCGTCAACAGAAACTGACAAGAAAAAACTCATCGAGCGTTATCAGCGTGACTGGCAATTAATGGCTGGCAACGAGGAGGCGCAGGCTAAATGCGTTCAGGTAATGAACATCAGAGTTAACGAACTAAAACAGGCGGCATAAATGGCAAGCAGAGGCGTAAATAAGGTGATTATCCTTGGTCGGGTAGGACAAGACCCGGAAGTTCGATACTCACCATCAGGAACAGCGTTCGCTAACCTGACAATAGCCACGTCAGAACAATGGCGAGATAAAAATACTGGCGAGCAAAAGGAATTGACTGAATGGCATCGTGTTGCTGTATCCGGGAAACTGGCTGAGGTCGTGGGGCAGTATGTGAAAAAAGGTGATCAGATTTATTTCGAGGGAATGCTGAGAACCAGAAAGTGGAAAGACCAGTCAGGGCAAGACCGTTACACAACCGAGGTTCATGTCGGAATTAATGGTGTGATGCAAATGCTTGGCGGCATTGGCGACAGCAAACAACAAGCATCCAGCAGGCAATCACAGAAGCCACAGCAGCAATCATCACCAGCACAACACAACGAACCTCCGATGGATTTTGACGACGATATCCCCTTTGCACCAGTAACTCTCCCCTTCCCTCGTCACGCTATTCACGCAATTTAAGGACTTACATGAATCACTTGATGGTTGACCTTGAAACAATGGGCAACGGGCCATACGCGCCAGTTATTTCTATTGGGGCGGTATTCTTTGACCCGAATACCGGAGAAACAGGAGAAGAGTTCTCGGTAAATATCTCGCTTGAATCATCAATGCGATATCGAGCGCGTCCTGACGCTTCAACGATTTTATGGTGGCTGGAACAGAGTGAAGAAGCCAGAAAATCGCTAACCAGCAACACTCAGGAGCTTTCAACGGCTCTTTCATGGTTATCTGAATTCATCATAAAGAACGCTAACCACAAATTCGTTCAGGTTTGGGGGAATGGAGCATCATTTGACTGCGTTATTCTCCGAAACAGTTATTCGCTGACAGGGCAGCCAGTTCCGTGGCAGTGGTGGAATGACCGCGACGTAAGAACAATCGTCGAACTTGGGAAGGTAATAGGATTCGACCCTAAGCGAGATATGCCATTCAAAGGAACTCGCCACAACGCGCTTGATGATGCCATTCACCAAGCCAAATACGTTTCAGCGATCTGGAAAAAGTTAGCTAAATAATCAACAGGAGAAAACCATGCCAGCGCCTCTGTATGGTGCGGATGACGCGCGCCGCTGTTCCGGCAATTCCGTATCGGAGGTGCTGGATAAATTCAGAAAAAACTACGATCGGATAATGTCGCTACCGCAGGAAACGAAAGAGGAAAAGGAATTTCGCCACTGTATATGGCTTGCAGAGAAAGAAGAACGCGAGCGAATTTACCAGACATCAATCCGACCATTCCGCAAAGCCACATATACCCACTTCCCTGAATATATCGACCCGCGCCTGCGTAATTACCGCTCACGCTATGGCGCTATCAGTAATGACTGAGGAATTAACAATGAAAACAATGAAGCTAAACATCGACCTCGGAAAATACGTTATTACCGGAACCAAACACGATCTGATTCTTAGCGAAAGAGGAATTATCAAAGAAGGCGAGAATGCAGGGAAAGAAACACTAAGCCGTATCGGTTATTACAGCAAGTTTGAGCATCTGGTTAAAGAGTTATGCAACCGTGAAATTCTGTTATCTCAGGCGCGGACGCTACAGGATATTCAGCAGCATATCGAAGCTTTAGGTATGTCACTTAGCATGGCTATTGACCAGTTCGTGGAGAGTAAATCATGAGAGGACTTGCATACAATCCCGGCATTCTTCCGGCAGAAATGATTATTCGCCAACGCGTAAAGCCAATGCCATCGAGAGAGGAATTACTTAAGAGAAATTCTTTTCCATCAGTGAATGAAAACAAATATCTGAATGCGATGTGGCGCAAAGGAGGCAGCCAGTGACTAACCGTTTTTACATGATGTGCTCGCGTGAAACTGTGGGCAATAACGCTTCATTCCATTGCCATAACGGCAATGGTTACAGTTCTGATATCGATCGCGCTCATGTTTACACGCTGGAAGAAGCCCAAAAAGCCTGGAATTGTGGGCGAGATATCGATCAGCCTGTTTGCGCTGATAGCGTGGATGCAATGGCAGTGTGGCACGTTGATTGCCAGTACATCCCTACAGAAAGCCTGATTGAGTCAGATTGCACTGCGTATGTGGCCTACAAAAAAGGTAGCTGGAACGGCAACGATGTTTACTAGCTTCAACACGGTGGATTGCCAACAGATGACTTCAGTAAAGCGACCATCTTTAGCGTCGCCAACAAAAACGAACCAGGAATAGTTTGGTTGCCATTTTCCATTGCTGATGCAGCAAAGCGCAGGACGTTCAATATCAATAACTTTAACCGCAGAACAATGGTTCAGGGCGCAGGTTTGGTCATGCCTGACTGGTTGAAAGAGCAGAACAGAAGAAAGAAGTCGCGAAGCGGGAAGGTGCGTTGGAATTGTCCGCATTGCGGAAAAATCTCCTGGCAGTACAGCCCATATGATTTTGAAGGCTGTAGTGATTACAACTGTGAAGGATGGCGAGAATGACAATTGACTATCAGGCACTGCGTGATGCGGCAGAAGCAATAAAAATAGCAGCCACACCACAAAAATTGCTGGCATTTCGTATGAAGGTCACACCTCAGGTTGTGCTGGCACTACTGGATGAACGGGAAAGGAACCAGCAATACATCAAATCCCGCGACCAGGAGAACGAGGAAATTGCGCTAACGGTAGGGAAGCTGCGCGTTGAGCTGGAAGGCAAAGACAGCAAAATAGCCAATCTTACCGCCGAACGCGATGCTCTTCGTGAAGGTGAGATGGGCGACGCTAGGCATAGCAACACACGGGCCGCAGCTGATATCTACTTCCAACTGGTCGAGGAGTGCGAAATTCCTGCTGGCGGATCTCTGGTCGAGTACGTTGACGATATGCGCGAGAAGCTGGAAGCCGCAGAGAAGCGCATTGCTGAGCTGGAGTTGCGGGAGGTTGTGCTTCCGCAATGCTATAGCATGTTGCATCGCGTCGATTTTGACGAGCCTTACCACACTGAAATGGTTTACAGGCAGCATCAGGTTCTTGAGGCACTGCACAACGCTGGAATAAACGTCACCGAAGCATGTAAAGGAGAGGCATCATGAGCACTATCACAAGAGAATGGCTGCAGCAGGCTATCAACGATTATGAAAGCGTTCGTGATGAGCTTCCTTTCGGGCTTGATGATTACCAGGGGAATATCCTGGCTGCCCTGCGTATTGCACTGGCATCGCTGGAAGCAGAGCCTATTGGCGCATTCCACATTGCAGAACAGCAAGTTGACGGCACAAGTGACTACATCAAGGATGGGGAATGGCCTATTGATAATGGGATTATTGAAGTCTACGCCGCTCCGCCAGTACCGGTAGTACCTGCTGCATTACCTGAGAACGACGATGAGGACGGGCATGACATTGATTATCTTGAGCCATCTGAAGTTTACGCGCTTGGGCGAACAGCTGGCTGGAACGCCTGCCGCGCCGCCATGCTTCAGGGTAAATCCGAACAACCACAAAACGCACAACAAAATATTCCGGAAAATATTCCCGGTGGCAACTCTCCGGTAACTCCGGATGGTTGGATAAGCTGTAGTGAGCGAATGCCGAAAGGGTATGCTGATGTGTTAGTGACCGACGGCGAGCATGTCGAGGTTAAATGGTGGGATGAATCTGGGTATTGGAATAGTTGGACGGAACTTAACTCAGATATCTTTGCCGATGAAATAACTCACTGGATGCCGCTACCAGAACCGCCGCAGGAGGTTAACCATGGCTAACCTGCAACTTGCCGTCAAAGGTGAATACTTCGATGCCATGATTCGCGGAGAGAAAACGGAAGAGTATCGCCTGTGCAATGACTACTGGAATAAGCGAATTATGTTCCGGGAATATGACCGTCTGATTATCACAAAGGGATATCCGAAGCGCGACGATTCCAGCCGTAGAATTGACGTCCCGTATGACGGGTATGAAATCAAGACAATCATACATCCACACTTCGGTGATAAACCGGTAAAGGTGTTCGCGATAAAGGTGAATATCGGCAATGAATAACATCCTCGCACTCGCGGGGATTTCTTTTATCTGAACTCGCTACGGCGGGTTTTGTTTTATGGAGATGATAAATGCACTTCCGAGTCACAGGTGAATGGAATGGAGAGCCATTCAACAGAGTTATCGAAGCAGAGAACATCAACGACTGCTACGACCACTGGATGATATGGGCGCAGATAGCACATGCAGACATAACCAATATTCGAATTGAAGAACTGAAAGAACACCAAGCCGCCTGATGGCGGTTTTTTCTTGCGTGTAATTGCGGAGACTTTGCGATGTACTTGACACTTCAGGAGTGGAACGCTCGCCAGCGACGCCCAAGAAGCCTTGAAACAGTTCGTCGATGGGTGCGCGAATGCAGGATATTCCCTCCTCCGGTTAAGGATGGAAGAGAATATCTGTTCCACGAATCAGCGGTAAAGGTTGACTTAAATCGACCAGTAACAGGTAGCCTTTTGAAGAGGATCAGAAATGGGAAGAAGGCGAAGTCATGAGCGCCGGGATTTACCCCCTAACCTTTATATAAGAAACAATGGATATTACTGCTACAGGGACCCAAGGACGGGTAAAGAGTTTGGATTAGGCAGAGACAGGCGAATCGCAATCACTGAAGCCATACAGGCCAACATTGAGTTATTTTCAGGACACAAACACAAGCCTCTGACAGCGAGAATCAACAGTGATAATTCCGTTACGTTACATTCATGGCTTGATCGCTACGAAAAAATCCTGGCCAGCAGAGGAATCAAGCAGAAGACACTCATAAATTACATGAGCAAAATTAAAGCAATAAGGAGGGGGCTGCCTGATGCTCCACTTGAAGACATCACCACAAAAGAAATTGCGGCAATGCTCAATGGATACATAGACGAGGGCAAGGCGGCGTCAGCCAAGTTAATCAGATCAACACTGAGCGATGCATTCCGAGAGGCAATAGCTGAAGGCCATATAACAACAAACCCTGTCGCTGCCACTCGCGCAGCAAAATCAGAGGTAAGGAGATCAAGACTTACGGCTGACGAATACCTGAAAATTTATCAAGCAGCAGAATCATCACCATGTTGGCTCAGACTTGCAATGGAACTGGCTGTTGTTACCGGGCAACGAGTTGGTGATTTATGCGAAATGAAGTGGTCTGATATCGTAGATGGATATCTTTATGTCGAGCAAAGCAAAACAGGCGTAAAAATTGCCATCCCAACAACATTGCATGTTGATGCTCTCGGGATATCAATGAAGGAAACACTTGATAAATGCAAAGAGATTCTTGGCGGAGAAACCATAATTGCATCTACTCGTCGTGAACCGCTTTCATCCGGCACAGTATCAAGGTATTTTATGCGCGCACGAAAAGCATCAGGTCTTTCCTTCGAAGGGGATCCGCCTACCTTTCACGAGTTGCGCAGTTTGTCTGCAAGACTCTATGAGAAGCAGATAAGCGATAAGTTTGCTCAACATCTTCTCGGGCATAAGTCGGACACCATGGCATCACAGTATCGTGATGACAGAGGCAGGGAGTGGGACAAAATTGAAATCAAATAATGATTTTATTTTGACTGATAGTGACCTGTTCGTTGCAACAAATTGATAAGCAATGCTTTTTTATAATGCCAACTTAGTATAAAAAAGCAGGCTTCAACGGATTCATTTTTCTATTTCATAGCCCGGAGCAACCTGTGAACACATTTTCAGTTTCCCGTCTGGCGCTGGCATTGGCTTTTGGCGTGACGCTGACCGCCTGTAGCTCAACACCGCCCGATCAACGTCCTTCTGATCAAACCGCGCCTGGTACCTCTTCTCGCCCGATTCTGTCGGCAAAAGAAGCGCAGAATTTCGATGCTCAACACTATTTTGCATCCCTGACACCAGGTGCGGCAGCGTGGAATCCTTCCCCGATTACCCTGCCTGCGCAACCTGACTTTGTTGTCGGCCCGGCGGGTACTCAAGGTGTAACGCATACCACGATTCAGGCGGCGGTAGATGCGGCAATTATCAAGCGTACCAACAAGCGCCAGTATATTGCCGTGATGCCTGGTGAGTATCAGGGAACGGTGTAT